TTAGAGGGTAGGGTAATGAACGTAGATGAGTATGAAGTGCAGGTGGATTTTTCAAACGTAATAGCGGCTAGAAGGGCCTTGATGAAAGTTTTGCCAGCAACCGGAAGCGACGTAATATCAAAAAAAGAGTTGCAGTGTGTGATGGAAATTATGGAAAGATGGGAAAATAAGCTAGGTGAGCTAGTAACATTGCATGCGGGAGACCGGCTAAGAATGTCGCGAACAGAATTAAAAAATAAACATTAGAGGAAAGCACATGAATAAGATTATGATTAAAAAAAGTCAACTGAAGACATTCGGGCTGATACTTATAAACATACAGATACTAACGGTGATGTTTATAATCGCGTGGCATTTGGTGCCAAAATTGGTAGAATCGTCGGGTGTGATGCTTTACTTAATCGCTACGCAGGTAGCGGCCATTATTATAGCGTTCACTTTTTCGCCATCTTCAACAGAGTGGCATGGAAAAGCGATGGAAAGGATGGCGTTTTTGGCGTTCGCAGGCGCTTACATTGTTATAATTGAGGGGGTAAAATGCTTAGGTTTGATGATCGTTATTTGGATATTTTAACCGATAACCTTGAGACTGCAAGCCATGGCAGGCTGCATTCCGGCCTAGTTGCCTTGGGCTGTATGATTAATAATAAACCTGTTACTATACCAATATTCTTCAAAAAGAGCATAAATAGTAGTGGATCAGGAACAGTTCTACGCAGCTTGCAAGGCGGATCAGGACCAGATAAGGCCATTGATACCCTATCTTAAGGGGCTGCCAGCCCTACAAGATAGGGTAATGGATACATCCAGGCGGATCAAAAACCTTGATGATTCACACGATAAGTCGATGGCAAAGATGGATACTGTTCTTTCTGAGCTGACTAAAGTTACGCTTCAGATAAGGGAAGTTATAGTTCGTTTCGATAATGCAAAAGAACAGAGCATTGAGGCAAAAAGGCAGGGCGAAAAGATTGATGCAAAGGTTGAGGAATTAAAAAATGAAATCGGAGTGGATAGGGGTAGAATAATTACTCTGGAGGCAAAGCAAGGTGGAATACTTGCTGTAGCATCAAAAGTTAGCCCGTGGCTAATAACATTTGGCTACGTCGTTTACAATCAAATAACTAAGTAAAGGCTAATCATGGCAGTTCCTAGCGTAAGCGGTCTAGCTCAGCTCAATCCTTCGGATTCAAATTCGTGGACTGGCGCATCTCCTGTGGGCGAAGCAATTGGAGTGATAGATTCACTGAGTGTGTCTGAAGCTGGCATAAATCCACCCAACACAACACAAATATTCCAATCAACAGTTACTACTACAGACGGGCTTAAATATTCAGCTCTGAGTCCAGCGTGGACCGCTGTCGATTTATCGACTGCTAAACAGGCGATATTAATTAACTTTGCCGGTAATCCTGGACCGTTTAACAGAGTTTCGACAGATGCCGATGGCATAACAATATACGGTTTTGACAGCGGTGCCGCTAGGACGACAGATTATCTAAGGTGGCGGCTTGGCGGATCCAACGATCCGTTTTATGCTGGCCCGGCCACTTTCTACCCGACATTATTGTTTTTTTCTGACGCTTTCATTCAGGGCGCACCGGACGAGAGCGACATTGTTGATATTGGAGCTGCGTTTAAAGCAAACGGCACCGGTACTTTTGGTGTGGATTTTCGGATAGATCAGATAAGTTTGGTCGATGGTGATGTAAGTCTAGACGGTGGGGATGTGGGCAGTCCTGGAAGCTGGTCAGCTTATTTCGATTTGCTAAAGCCCAACGCTCCCACGGGGATAACTTACAGTACTGCAGCGGATCAAATTAAGCCCCTCACGGGATTTGGTTATCCCGTGTCTGTAAACTCTGTAAATTTCAGCGACTCAAACTTTACATTTGCGTTTTTGCCTCAAAATCCAACTTTTGGTTTTAATCCTCCGGCGTCCGGCTATTACTCGTTAGCTATTAGGCCCTCTGATAGCGCCGCCCTGCATGTTTATTCTGATGGCGTGTTTGCGTACGACTCTGGCACATACCCGCTAAGCATCGACGCATCGAGCATTACAACAGGCTCAATCACGATGACCCGGTGCTCATATCTTAATGTGAGTGATTTTTCCGTTATCGGTGCAAAATTATCGATAACTTCAAGCACTCTTTCCGCTCCGGCCACTGTGTCGTTGCAAGACGCCCTGATTAATATTTTTACAATTGACTCAAGCGCCGCACCTGTCGTTATTGCTGCGCAGTTAACAACGGCGTCACTTTTGACAATAACTAACCCTTCTGCCGATGCCCTGCAGTTTGATTTTAACCCCGTCGATGATTCCGGCAGAACATACAATGTTCCAGGTGGGGCGACAGTTAACTATAATCCCTCAACCACTGGCACTTACACGCACACCGGAATTATAAGAGTTGGCGCTGGAAATATTACGTTTGATAATTTGAGCGCTAATAATATTACGGTGAACGTGACTAGGGATGTATTTAACAACTCAGCGATAGTCAGCACGGGCGGTGGCACGATAACCCTTGTTGAGCCCGTGATTACGATTGATATTACGGCTCCAGCTCATTTGGATAACACCCGCGAAAGGCTATACAATATCGATCAAGATCGAGAGATTGACAATAGTATTGTTACGCTGGGCGGGGGTTACGCGATAACCCTAACCGAGGGCGTGGATTATAACGATGGTGATGATTTTGTGCTTCTTGGGGCGTATCAAGAGCTAGGCGTGGCTAAGCGGGTGTTTCGTGCAGCATTCACCGCTGGGCTAGTCGATGTTAATATTTCGGATGCGCAAGTGGATTGGGATGAGCCTAATGTATTGGCCATTGATGGTGATGCGCTGATTGGGTTTTCTACTGACTACATCGAGGTGCAGGTAGAGGTCGATGATGATGATGATGTTAGCCAAAAATCCAAAGTTGCGGCTTTCTTGGTGAACGCAATCACCGAGGAGGAAGGGATAAGGCAGTGGGTTTCATTGGCGGGCGATGCTGTTATCAATTACAAGTCAGCTGGCGAAGCAGATATAGACGTGAGCGTGGCTAGTGTAACCGTGCTGAACACTAAACCGGCGTCAAAGTTACTGGTTGAAGATGCGTTCATACTTGGGTGGTCGGACGGAATTAACCGCGCTGATGCTATCCTTGGAAGCTCCATAGTTTGGATATCGCCAGACGAAGTTTTAGAAGTGCCGCAGATTAGAGAAATATATCAGCGGTTTGATCTGAATGCGGCAAAGCCTAACACTTATGAAAATGACGAATCGGCAATAGCCAATGTTGATTTCACACTGGACAAAACGGATAACGGCGACGGTACATTTACAGTGAATAGAAATGGCATTTAAAAAAAATGTAGAAAGGCGCGGAATACAGAAGGTTCTTAACGACCCTGGCGGTCACTCTATCGAAATTGAAATAAAGCAGAATGGGAATCTTGTATACTCAAACTTGTTAGTGTGCCAAGGAACCAGGAAGAACCGCGTAGAGTATAAAACAAGGCTTGGTGACATTATTCGTCGCGGGTCAATGGTTGACATCAAATCACTCGTTAAATCTGTGCTGTAATGTACACGCTAAACTGGACAAAAAACCGCCCTCTGTTCTTTGTGACGTGGCGCTCAAGGGGAGACAATCCGCTAACCAATGTAAACGCGGCTTTGTTTTCCTCCAAAATGCAATTAAACGCTGTTGATGCCGGTAGAATTAGCATTACAGAGTCTACAGTCAGCAGCTTAAGGCCCGATTCATTAGCAGGGTCCAGCGAAATATCAAAAAACGAATATGCAACATCTAAAATAGACTTGGAATCAAAATTATGAAGCTGAAAGCAGGTGAGATTAAGAGCTTATATTTTGACGTAAAAGCGGATGTTAATGCCGCACCATTTACCGTTATTGCTATTAAATTTATTGCTCCAGACCTGACCGAGACTGAGAGAACAAACCCGCTCGTTACTGCCCCAATAGTTGACTCACCTGTTTTAGATGATGAAGATGAAGAGGGTATAATCTTGCCTGCGAACACGTATTTTTTGTATAGATCGCAAGCGGGAGAATTTGTGCAACTTGGCACTTGGACGGCTTGCACTCGTTATGAGGATGCACAGCCTAGCCTTGTGTACGGGGATTCATTTACTTTTACGGTCGAAGCGCCGTGCTGAATTTAGGAGATTTTTATGGCGGGAGGTAGACCCACGAAATACACACCTGAGCTTATCGAAAAGTCACAGCACTATGTTGATAACTTTGAAGATTACGGCGACCCTGCTCCCACAATTGCGGGACTTTCGTGTGAGCTGAAGGTGACAAGAGAGACACTTCACGCGTGGGCAAGAGACCCCTCAAAAGAAGAGTTTTCTTACATCGTTGCTCAGTTAATGGCCAATCAGGAGCGTGCATTAATCTCTGGCGGCCTAAAGGGCGTCCTGAATGCTAGTATTTCCAAGCTTATGCTGACAAAACACAACTACTCTGAGCGAGTAGAAAACAACCACACAAGCTCAGACGGTTCGATGACTCCTTCCCCCACTAGAATTGAACTGGTAGCGCCTCAATCGTCCAATGACGACTAAGCAAATACAGATACCCCCTAAGCTTCTTCCCGTTTTTGGGCCTCCTAGGGGTGAGCTTAGGTATAGGGGCGCTTATGGCGGCAGGGGGTCGGCAAAGTCTTTCACATTCGCAAAGATGGCCGCTATATGGGGTGCCATTGAGCCATTGCGCATCTTATGTACCCGTGACCTCCAAGGCTCAATTAAAGAAAGCTTTCACGCCGAATTAAAAAACGCTATCGCCTCCGATGAATGGCTGGTTTCGTGCTATGACGTGGGCATTGATTACCTCCGTGGTCATAACGGCACCGAGTTTATATTTAAGGGGCTTAGGCACAGTATAGGGTCGATTAAGTCGCTGGCTCAGATTGATCTTTGTATCGTCGAGGAAGCCGAGGACGTGCCCGAATATAGCTGGATTGACCTGGAGCCAACAATACGCGCCCCAAAATCTGAAATATGGGTGGTATGGAACTCAAAGATTAAGGGGAGCCCAGTCGATAATCGATTGATTGCTGACCCGCCGCCCAGATCAAAGATCGTTCAAATAAATCACCAGGATAACCCGTGGTTCCCTCCAGAGCTCGAAGAGCAGCGGCAGCATGCACAGCGAAGTATGGACGATGCAATGTATCGCCATATCTGGGAAGGCGCTTACCTCGAATCTACCGAAGCTCAGATATTCCATAATAAATATGCTATAGAAGATTTTGAACCCGCGCACCACTGGGATGGCCCATATCATGGGCTTGATTTTGGCTTTTCCCAGGATCCCACTGCGGCCATTGAGTGTTGGATAGATGGCAACACGCTATTTATATCAAAAGAGGCGGGGCGAACAGGCCTGGAATTGGATGACACTGCCCAATATGTAATAAATGCAATACCAAAAATAAAAGAGCATGTGATAAGGGCGGATTGTGCCAGACCTGAGTCAATAAGCTATTTGCGCCGACATGGCTTACCAAAAATTGTGGGCGTCAAGAAGGGTAAGGGGTCGGTGGAGGACGGTATCGAGCACATAAAATCTTTCGATCAAGTAGTTATTCATCCGGATTGCCGGGAGACCATAGGAGAGTTCCGCGCATACAGCTATAAGATTGATCGATTAAGTGGTGATATACTGCCCATTATTGTTGATGCAAATAACCACTATATCGATGCATTACGCTATGCCCTGGAGGCTGTTAAGTCGGCGCAATTGGGCGATCTATTAAAAATGTCAATGGGCAACAGATGAAAAAACGAAAAAAATACCCCAAGCAAAGAAGGCAGGCGCCATTACTCACTAATGCAAATGTAGATTCGGCGGTTCGTCAAAGAATGGCTACCCTGATGTCAGGCGGCTATGATTTTGCTGACACGCTGCACAATGTTTATTGTGACTATGGCTATCCCGCACAGATAAAATTCTCTCAATTCTGGAACATGTACCGGCGCTTTGGCATTGCCAAAAATGTTGTTGAGA